ATCCCGGTAACGGTCGTAATCGGTTGTCAGAAATTCGGCCTGTTTGCTTTCCATGTTCAGAATACAAACAACGAACCCGCGAATGCGAAAAGCGGGGTCGCAGCCTATGTAGATTGGGCTTGGTGTCGTCATACTTCAATGTTTTTTGCCTCTAAAAGCCGTACAATCAACTCAGCAACGATCAAATCAAAATCGTTATCAGGCTGTGCCGGGATATGGCGGGATGGAACCGATACTGGATCGGTGTACATTTTATTCAATCCTTCAGCAACCTTCTCGGCAAGATCTTTGTCCGTTAAGGTGCATAGGCGAAATTGGACAAGTCCTGGAAGTTTCATGGTTCGGTATTTTTCGTTTCGTTTTTCATAAAACATCCTCGTTTATTGGCTTCCAAGTTTCCCCGTCGGTCGTGTACAACCGTGCAAACAGATCATACACGGTCATCCCGTCAACGAAATGATTTTCTGCGTCGAAGTATGGGGTAAAAAACGGCGGCTCGCCTGGCGATGTAATATGGCATACCGGCCCCCGAAGCCCAATTCTTCCAATACCGGAAAGATGGGAAACAAAATGCGCCCCCACTTTTGGAGGCGCTCCCGTAATAATCTCATGTGAAAAGTCTGCGGCGAAGTTACGCCGTTTTTATACCGTTGCCATTGAAAATATATCTAATTGCTGTTTTGACATTTCGAGGCCTACCATGTTTTTCGTCCCAACGTCGAAATACTGCTTTTTCAATTCAAACGCCAACCCCCTGCGGCCCATCTTAACTGCTTGGAAAATCTCGCTGAATATACCGCCAAACGGCGTAAATACTAAATCGCCGGGGTTTGTGTAAAGGCCAATAAGGCGCTCAATAGTCGGCAGTTGGAGCGGGCAAATATGCTTCTCGTCTTTTTCTTCGCGGGCTTCATTTCGGTTAAGCGTATCGCCGTAGTCAATATCCATCCAAACAGGCGAAGCCCACTTTTGCCACAAGTCAACCGGAATGTCAACAGAAACCGGGTTATCGCGGTCGCCGTCCTTCCTGAATATCAAAACGTAGTCTGGAATGCCTACCCGGCTCATGGTCGCGTCCTTTTTCAGTTGTTTGTGAAGCAACCCGAGCGCTTTTGTGCGCTGCATTTCGGTAACTGGGTTTTTCCATATCGTTACCCGGCTATGGTAGATAAACCCGGCATCCTCCATGCTTTTCAAGATAAGGCCGGAAAAGTCGCGCAGCCCGATAAACCCGTGTTTGCCCTTTTGTATCGGTAAATCCATGCAATGTATTGCCACGTTGCGCCCGCTGCGAATCGTCCGGTAAAGTTCCTTGGTCAGGTAGTTAAACGCCATCAGGAACTCGTTATAATCCCGGCTATTCCCCATGTCCTCCAGTTCGTCGGAGTATGTGTACAACTCCGCAAACGGCGGGCTAAAAACTGAAAAGTCGAGGCTTTCATCTGGTACCTCCTGAATAAGTTGAACACAATCCCCCAAACGCGCTTCCCACATATAGCCGCTTTTCGTTTCGTATTCACGGGCGATTTTTACCGTATTTCCGGTTTCAATGTTTTGCTTTGAGTATTGAGCCATTTTTTGTTGCATTTTTTCAAACTGCTTTTGTTTGGTTGAAATAGCCTGAATGACGTTTTGCATGGTGTCGGTCGTAATGATGTACACATTGACCTCGTTCTTTTGGCCGAAACGGTAGGAGCGGCGAATAGCCTGGTAAAGACTTTCAAATGAAAAATCGAGCGAAGCAAATATTTGATTCCGGCAGTTTTGGTAGTTCAGGCCGTATTGGGCAATTTTGGCCTTTGTGATCAAAACCCGGTAATCGTTTTTGCCAAAACCTAAAAGCAACCCTTCCTTTCTTTCCGGCGAATCACTGCCCCGTACTTCGATAGCGTCCGGGATATGTTGGCGCAGGTAGTCGGCTTCTTCATTTTGCTTAACCCAAATAATGAAGTTTTCGGTAGAGTTATTCACGATTTCAATAACCTCCGAAAGGCGCTCCACTTTGGTCAGGCGAAGTTCCCCGTTAAAGTCGGTAGCCGACACGGCAACGTCATTAAAAAAGGTGCCATTATCTCGCTTCGGGGTAACGATCTGCTTTTCAATAAAGTTGAGCGCAGGCAGATCGTACCCGGTTGCTGAAAAACCAATGTCCGACGGCTTGGTGAGCATTACACCCCATCCGGCAACCCACTGCCAGAATATTTCTTCACTGTGACCCTTTAGCCTCCATTTGGTGGTTTCGCCGCCGTCGTGTACAAAGTACATTGCAAGCATCTCATTGCGGCTCATCACGTTCAAAAATTCGGCATGGTTGCCCAATTCCATAAAGTCGTTAGGGGAGGGGGTAGCGGTACACGCCAATTTATACGGCGTATTGGCAAACGCTTCGATCACTGCGTTTTTGGTTGCGCCCTCGTAGTTTTTCAGGATTGAACTTTCATCCAGGACAACGCCGGAAAAAATAGATGCGTCGATGTTTTCCAGTTGGTCGTAATTGGCAATAAAAATACACGGCGGGTTTTCGCCTTCGTATTCCATCGCAATGCGGTTGTGTTCTAATCTCGGAAAATACTTTTCCACTTCAATCCCAAACTTTACCCCTTCCTGAATCGTCTGCCCAGCGACGGCTAACGGGCAAAGAATAAGTACCGGCTTGCCGGTATGCTCTACCACGTGACGCGCCCATTCCAATTGCATGAGCGTTTTGCCTAATCCGCAATCGGCGAAAATGGCGTACTTCCCGGCCTTGAGTGCCTTTTTTACAATAAACCGCTGGAAGTCGAAAAGATGCGGGTTTAGGCTGTCGTCGGAGACTTCAAACCCGCTTTCGGTAATGCGCACTTTTTTGCGCTCTAAAAATTCGATGTAATCTTGCATGGTGGTGTAAAATTTTGTCCTGCAAATATCCGTACTATTATTTAATTGTACAAACATTTCGCAAAATAAAAAATCCGCACCCTGTTTCCAGAGCGCGGAACCTCAAAATATACACCAAAATACCTTAATCTTTTGCCTTTGGCTTCCGGCCTGAATTGTGCCGGGTGTCGGTCAATTCCGATTCGTCAACTCCCTCGAAAAACAAATCCATGTTTTCAGATGCCCGGTTAACAATGACCTGCATTACCCGCTGAATAGAGTACAACCTCTTTCCGTTCGCCTTATTGAATACATTTGCCGCCTCAATCCACTTTCGTGATTTAACGGGCACACATACCCGGCTCTGCCTTTCCTTCCTGTTTTCCGTATTTTCTGCCATTGTCTGAAATTTTGACAAATGTACGGGTATTTCGGAAAGTTGTACGGATTATTTTTTCAGGCCCGCCAGTTGCTCCCATTTCGCCCGCTCGCTTGCGGCGATTTCCTCTTTCGTCATTTCCGTTTTTAATCGCGGCCTGTCGTTGGCGTAATCCCATAACCAGGTTACTTTTTTACCGTCCGGGCCGGACACTTCCATGCTGCCGTAAATTTTGCATATTCTTGCTAATCCTGCCATAAGTTTTAGTTTTAGAACGGTATGGTTTCAATGTCATCCAATTTCGGCCTTGCCGCTGAAAAGTCCGTAATCGGGAAAGCGGGCAGGGTTGCGCCTTGTTCGTGGTATTCGTCGGGGTCAGAGAAACCGCGAACACCTGAAAAATCTACGTACACAGAATCTACTTTCCGCATCCGCTGTTTGGCAAAAATAATTTCCGCCTTTCCTTTTAGCGATTGCCCGTTTTCATCTTCAATGATGTTGTAATATTCGGGCCGGTAAAGGAAGGTAACAACGTCGGCATCTTCTTCCAGGCTCCCCGAATCTTTCAGGTCTGACAATTGCGGGCGCTTTGATCCTCCGCGAAGTTCAACAGCCCGGCTAATCTGTGCAAGGGCAATGATCGGTATATTCAGCGTGTTTGCCAGTAGTTTCAATTTCGTATTAATCGAACCGATTGCAAGCGCCCGGTTTTCCGTTTTCGTATCAACTATTTTCTGAATGAAGTCAATGACAAGGTACTGAATAGGCGCTTTGTAATGCTCCCCGTAACAGGTCGAAATAACCTCGTTGATATTGTTCGTTTTGTCCAGCCAAACTACCGGCATTTCGTCTACATACTTCTTTGCATCGGCTATTTGTTGCCGTTGCGCGTCCGTTAGAACCGTCCAATCGTCGTCGTGCGTGTACCCAGTAATCATCCCGATCAATTTAATTTTCGTCATCCTGACATTCATATCCAGCGTAACAAATACGCCCCGCGAACCCTCTTTTACCCATCGCAAAATGTCGTTCAAAATGTACGTCGTTTTCCCCATGCCGGACCTGGCAGCAATAAGGTAATAACACCCTGGCTCATACCCGATATTTAACCGGGCATTGATTACCGTGTTAAGAGACGGCTTGCACGGGTAGTCTATTTCCAGACCTTGCATTTTCCGCTCAAACCAATCTTCAAACCACACGTCAATCGTTGCCGCTTCGGTCGGGTAGGCGTGACAATCGGCAATAAATCTATCTTGTTCGTCTTTGATTCGTTCGGCCTCTATTCCCTGCGCTATGCCGCTTTGCGCGTATTGCGCGGCGCGGTGGATGACCCATTGCCGGTATATCGGCAGGAAAAAGTCGAGCGCCGCGTTGAGGTCGGTGTCAGCGTGTCGGGCCTGAATCTCGAAAAGGTCTTTTTCGGTAACATCGCCGCCCGGCTTACAAACCGTATATGACGAATAACTTTTGCCCGTGCCGTAAAACTGCTCAAATGCCGCCTGCGCCGCTTTGTCGTAGCGCGTCTGCCTCCACCACGCCGGATGCACTTTGTGTGCGACAGCGGCGAAAATATGCGGCTCTCGGAGTATTGCAGCGAACAACACTTCGGCAGCCGTGCGGTATTGTACTTCGATTTCTGCCCCGGCGCTGTACATATCCGGGTAGGTTGGCCGGGCATGGCCGTTCCCGTTTTGGCGGTGGTAGGTTGGTGCGTGTTCCATAGTCAAACAGTTGGCCCGATTTCGGCTTTATAATCTGCCCAAAGTTTTGACGCTGTCCTGCCCCGAATCACGGTGCTTGACAGCCATGAGGCGTAAGCCTTTGCCTCTTGTTCCGCGTACTCATCCATTGAGGTGAGCAAGTTTTTTGCGGAATATTCATTTTCAAAATCAAAGTGGTCAAAATCAAACCCGTTTTTGTTTAGTATTTCTTGTTTTGTCAAGTCCATATCGTTTCGTTTTAAAGTTACAAAGAAAAATCCAAATCGCCTGTGTCCAAAATGGAATAGGCGAAAGGAAGGTTTACATTTTCGGCCTCCAATACCCAATCTGTTGCGGCCTGCCTGTTATCGTAAACAAGCGTGTTATCGTCGTTATCGGTTGCCAAAAAGTATTTCAGTTCCCCTGACGGATGCGCCGTGTTGACGCAAACAATGATGTACTTTGAATCTTCCATATCGTTTTGTTTCATTGTGAAAATTTCATTTTTGCCGACACATACGCGGCGTTAATCGCCTGTTTTGATTCCGGGCTGGCAGGTGTCCAAAAATCCCGCATCCATGCTTTTGCGCCGTCAATACCCTTGCACTCGAACATTTCCAACCATAACCGCTCTAAATGCGGCTGCGGATTGTCACGGGCTTCGACGAACGCCTTTGCCATTTCGCTGATAGATTCTTTTCCTTCATTCGGGTTAGGCTCCATGTTTCGGATCATTTTGGCAACTCCCCACTTTTTCAGGTATTCCCATCCTTGCGCGTCCGGCTCGGATATTGCCAGTTCGTAGAGTTTTTGTTTTGCAGTTGCCTGATCGGCGGTAATGATCCATCGTAGCGCCCAACGCACGTAAATATTAAACCCGATCTCGTTGCCCCGGCGGATGACTTCACCCAAAGCGTGATTGTACGCATCGGCATACTGCCGGGCAAACGCCAGCACCTTGCGACCGTCACGAGCAAAAACCAGGTCTCCCCACTTTTCCCATGCGCCGTTATCCAAACCCCATTTCAGGCGGGAAACGTCATCGGGGAAAAGCATTGGCCCGTCGTACAACTCCTCAACAGACAGACGCGCCAACAGGCT